TTCATTGCATAAAAGAATTCCGCTTTATGGTTTTCTCTCACCGTTGGTTCGAGAAAGTTGGGTACGCCCAGTTTACCAAATAAACGCATAAGCCCAGGCTTTTGTCGTTTCTTTATTAAACTAAATCGTCCCTGCCAATGGATATATCCATTGTCTGACTTCTCCTTTTGAAACGCGAACTTTTTAGAGTTGGCCTTCATCCACCTCAACAAAGTCTCGGCTTCAACGGCTGTTTCGTTGTACCTAAAGTCCCAAACGGCACAGATCGAAGTAGTTTCTTTGTCATTCACTTTGTTCATTTCCACAGAAACGTCTTTTTTTTCCATTCTATATTATATAATTGGAAAAAAAAATAAAGTAAAAAAAACGCACCCCATTTTACCCCCCATTTTTAACGGGCTGTAAAAGTGAGTTACGTTTATTTGCTAAATTGTACGTACGAGGTAAACTCTCAGGGCATAAATTAATCAAATTGTATTTTTATTTGAAACTAAGGTGTATCCCTCAGTTTTTTTTTAGGCGGTACGCTTCGCTACCTGGAAGAACCCGGCTTCGCCTCTAAAAAAAAACTGTATGTTTGTTGTACGGATATATATTATACGTACTATATAAATATACTACATATAATATATATTTAACTTTGTTGGAAAGTTGGAAATAATTTTTAAATTTGTATCGATACTCATACAAATTTAATAAACCATAAATGGAAATTAATTGGAAAGATTGGAAATAATTGGATATTTTGGATATTTGATTATGGTGTTCCTACGCGTCAAACTTTTACGGGTAACTTCCCCTTCGGGGTGTTGCCCGAAAAAGCCCGCAAGCGGTCACTACGTGTTTTCCTTGTTTGGGTAGAAGTGTCTACCCTCTTGCCTCCCGGCGGGATCCATTCGGACATGTTTACATATCTATCATAATTACTATTTTAACTAAAATATTAATTATTAAATTCCGCTTTGAATTCTACCATAAAGTCGAAAAGTGAAATAGTTGAAAGTATAGGGTAAACCCTGGCCCCTTCAATAATTTTTTTGACTTTATTGAAAGATATGTTTAAGATATTTAAGATGTTTAAGAGGATGCTTTTTCGTTGGTTACGCCAATATTTCCCCAAAGCATACCGTTTACTTGCATAATTTGGACATTGCAATTAACTGCCCCAGCGGTTGGAAGTTGACCCGCTGACAGAGTGATAACAATGTTATTTGTTACATCTTGAACGTTAATGCATTGCATTGTACCACATCTATCTGTCGTAGCTGCGGCAAATGGAATATTGAAGCCAACGTTATCGTTGAAATAATTGGCACCAACTGACCCTGCGCTAATTGACCAATTTGGAGCCACTACAGATGCTGTACTTGCACCAGACCATCCCAAAACGACATATAATTGCATACCTACCTGTAAGTAGCGTTTATCAATTGTTATCGTATTGCCACCAAAAACAACACCTATGTTGTCACACATGTGGATATTTGTTGTTGTTGTTGTTCCAAGACGGTTTGTCATGTCACAGGATGTTCTGTTGAAGTTAGCAACGAGTGCATTGGTTAATGGGAAAGTTTGGAAAGGTTTGAGAAGGCGTACTTTGTAGTTAACGTAAAGTGAACCACAATTTACTGATGCCCCTTGGAAACCTTGTGTTGCGACTGAAAGTCGGCCGAGATAGTATTGTTTTGGATCCGCATTCGCTGGAAGATTGCCTCCATTATTAATGTAGAAAAGCCCACGGTTGGCTGTAACACCCGGTGCACATTCTACTGGAATAATAAAGGACTCTGACGGCTTATTGCATTGTGCCCATTGTGTATTTTCTATTTGCATACGAGAATTGAACGGGGCATCACTGATGTCATAATTTACACAGCTAAAAACCCCGCCCAAGGCCGTATTTGTGCTGTTTAAACTGTTGGAAGAGAAGGATTTGTATTCGAAGATGAGACTGTCGAAAGAGTATTGTTGAAAGTTTGGTTGAGCTATATTTGATAGCCATGGAAAGGAATTTCCATTAGATGGTGAGAGATCGAAGGTGGAGACTTTAAAAGCACCTGGCGTTGCACTGCTTATAATGTCCCCTAAGTATTCACGGTGTGAAATACATACCCCTTCTTCTGCTGTTGATGAAGAGAAAAGTGGAGCATTTGGACGAACCATACCTTCAGTATCAAGAGTATAGGCACCACGTCCGCGGGCCCTAACTGGTCGTAAAATTTTGCTTCTGTATGCACCTGTACCCGTCCATTTTCCCAATAATCCGCCTAACATACGGCCTAGCGTCTGTCCTGCGTCTGCTATTGGTGTACTTTGTACAGGGGCTGGCGCCTGATAGGGTATCATTTGCACTTGTTGTTGTCTGGGTTGTCGTTTAACCCGTTTTTTGGTCGAGGACTTTAAGCCTTTGCCCATCTGGTATATAATAATTTAGAAAATATATTTTAAAATTATTAAAAAACTATATATGTTAAAGATTTTTTTTGACTATTTTTCTGATTGTTTTAATCTCCCGTATTGAATCGTCAGAGGATTCTGCGTCAATAGTGAGACTTTCAGAAAGTGAAATAGGGTTGTTATAATAGGTTGGTTTTGGTTGTTCCGAGTATGGCACAAGTTCTTTTTTCTCGTTGATACTCCAAAAACGCCACCTGTCCATACTCAGATATGATGTGTCTGGATGGTGGTTGGTAAAGATCCAAACTCGAGGCGAATCAATCCAAAAAGATTTATAGTGATGACGACAATCAAAAAGCTTACCGTTTTTAATTATCTCAACACCACTGTAAAATTCTTCAAGCTGTTGTTTAGATTGGCTTCGCGGCATATCGAGGAATACCAATCGAGGGTTGCGATTGTTTGTGTCTTTGCATATGTTGCATAGCATTTGTATCATTTCCTTAGAGTTGTTCAATGGCGGCAAGCTAATCCCCAATCCGCGAATGTCTGCTACACTCGCTATTGTTGATCTACCTTCGTTCCCGTTCGTAGATATTAAAACATCAACTCTGCGGGAGTCGAATTCGTCGCCTGTGTTTAGAATTGCCTGTTGAAAAGGAAATAATTTCGGTATTACTAGCTGTTTTGGTATGTACGATTCACTTTCAGCAAGTTTTTGCTTTTGTTCATCATCCATGTACGTAATACCTATACGCGTATCTTCTTTCATTGCATAAAAGAATTCCGCTTTATGGTTTTCTCTCACCGTTGGTTCGAGAA